TTTCGTATGCCCGGGGGGGACAATGCCCGAGCACCTCGTCCCCGAAGACCTCGCGGCCTACTGGACCGGACGACCCACCACCACCATCCGACGGTGGGCAGCCGAAGGCAGACTCACCCGCCACCACGACCGGGCACGGCGACGCAACGGCGTCCTCTATGACCTCGCCGAACTCCCCGAAGCCCGCCGCGACTCCGACACCCGCGAACTGATCGAACCCGGCCCCACGCCGGACGTCATCGAGGCGACGCCTTTACTGGCCGCCTGAGACCCCTGCGTCGGTGGTGGCGCAGGCCGGGCCTTGAAGCGCCCTGCGCTCGGCCCACCTCGTCCGCCCGGCCCTGTGGGGGGCCGGGCGGACGCAAACCCCAAGCCGGGACCTGCCGCTCATCAGGCCCCGACGTCCCGCCGTCCCACATTCCCCCCGTCGGGCGGCGGGACAGCCAAACGTCCGCCGCCTGGCGACGGTGTCGAAGAGACCCCGCGCGGACGCCCGCCGGTGCACCGCGCTGCGCGAAGCGACCAGGCGGCGGACCCACAACCCGAGGAGTGTCGTGCGCCGACCGATCATCACCGCCCTGTTCGTCGCCGCGTTCCTCGTCGGGCCCGTCGCCTGCACCCACGACAGCCCCAGCCCGGCACCCAGCAGCACGACGGCAACGCCCAGCAAGTCGCCGAGCAGGACGCCCTCCATGACGCCCTCGCCGACGCCGTCCGAGACCGCCACACCCACGCCGTCGACCACACCGAGCGCGTCGGACGCCACGCCCAGCGCCAGCACGTCGTAAGCCTGGGGGTGCCATGCGCCGCATCCTCACAACCGCCGCCCTCGCCGCAGGCCTCCTGCTCGCCGGCCTCACCGCACCCACCGCAGCCGGCAGCACGCCGACCTGGCACCTCCGCTACGCCGACGGCTTCAATACCCCCGTCGCCAAGGGCCGGTTCACGGACTGCGACCACAACCACGACACCAAGGCGGCGTACTGCGGCGGCCTCACCGGCAGCGTCCGCGCGGCCTGGTGGGCGTACCCGAAGGGCTGGCCCGACACCGCAACCCAGTGGCATTACAAGGTCGGTGGCTACTACGACCCAGCCAGCACGCTGTGGATCTCCGGCGGGCAGCTGCACATCCGGATGTGGCGCGGGGCATCCGGTGCCGTCCACTCCGCGACCGTCGTACCCAAGGCCCTGATGGGACAGCGATACGGGCGCTACGAGGAACGGTTCCGCGTCAGCAAGATCGCCACCGGCTACAAGAGCGCGCACCTGCTATGGCCCGTCGACGACGCGAGCTGCCGCAACTGCGAGGTCGACTTTCCCGAGCTGGAGTGGAACGGCACGATCGCTGGGTTCGCCCACCACAAGAACAGCTTCGGCGGCGACCAAGACGGCTACGACACCGGGAAGACGTGGGGCGCCTGGCGGACCTCCGTGATCGAGTGGCGGCCGGGCGACGTCCGCTTCTACCTCGACGGGAAACTCGTCGGCCACAGCACCACCGCCGTGCCCGACAAGCCGATGAGCTGGGACATCCAGAACGAGTCCGCCCTCAACGGCGACCGTGCCGCTCTCAATAGCTCGGCGCAGATGGACATCGAGTACGTCAAGGCCTGGACCTGGAGCTGATCACGCTCGAAGTGTTCTGCTACACCGTGGCGGTCATCCTGTTCGGGCTCGCCGCCCTGCTCCCCAACAACGTCCCACACCGCGACCGCATGGCTTACGCCGGGCTCGCGCTTTGGCTGCTGCCGACGACCGTTCACGTGCTGCAAGCCCACTAGGGAGGCGTCATGCCGCAGACTTGCCCGCGCCGCATGCACGAGTTCGGATCATGGGAGCGCACCGAGGGCCTGGACTCCTGGACGACCGGACACGGTGTCGTAGGGCAGGACGAGATCGGTCTGTCGTGTTCGTTCTGCGGCAGCCTCAACCCCGACCGCTTCATGCAACTCGTAGCAGAGGGCTGGATCGTCGGCCCGACCGACAAGAGCTACAAGGCATACCTTGACCGCCCCGCCACCGACGACGAGAAGCGCGTCAAGAAGGAACGCTGGCTGGCAGGCACCATCGGACAGGCGCTCAAGCGGGCAGCCGAAGCCGAGGACAAGACGCCCGAACAGGTGACCGAAGAACTCGACCAGGCGTACCGGTCCGAGAACCCGATGGCCGACTCCGCTGGTCAGGTGGCGAAGTTCTACTACCAGCATCTGAGCGTCGAGCAGCAGGCCGAGTTCATCACCCTCTACAACGAGCGGCGGATGACCGTCGGCTACCCCGGCCACCTGTACGTGCTGCCGTTCTTCGCCGCGCCAAACTCGGCCTGAGCGAGGAGGCGGCAATGGGCACCAACTACTACGTGAACACGCCGTCCTGTCCGAACGCGTGCGAGCACTGCGCGGAATCCGAACGCATTCACCTCGGCAAGTCTTCGATGGGCTGGCGGTTCCTGTTCTACGCCGACCCCGAATGGCCGCGAGACGAAGCCTTCGGCCACTGGGTGCGACGCGCTCTGTCCGGGCCCATCGTCGACGAGTACGGACGCGATTGCAGTCTCGCCGAGCTGCTCGACCTGGCTTACGGCAAAGCCGACGGCATCGACCACCTCAACCGGCCCCCCGAACGCCAGTACGGCAGGACCAGCGCCAACGACTTCAAGTCCTGCGGCCACGACTTCTGCGACCGCGAATTCAGCTGAGCCTCAGCCCAGCGAGGCCGCGAACTTTCCGGCCTTCGCTTCAGCCGACGACACGGTGATCTTCCCTCGGTGGCTGACCTCCACCTGGTAGAACTTCGAACCCCCCGGCACGCCAGCCACAGACACCGGGAACACGCAACCCGCCGACTTCGGCTTGCCCGTACCGAGCGAGCCCGTCGCCACGACCTTCCCCGCCGAGTCGTACACCGTCACCCCCGCCCCCTTGGTGATGTCCTCGTAGCCGCTGTACCCGGTGCAGTCCTCGCTCGTCGCCCCGGACGGCACGTGGCTGCCCGTCAGCGTCATCGACCCGCGCAGCGTGAAAGCCTTCGGCGCGCTCGACCCACCGCCGGACAGCCCCCACACCAGGCCCACAACGCCCGCTCCGACCGCAAGGCCGGCAAGCCCGGTCACCAGCGGGTGAGGCCAACGCCTCCCCGTCTCAGGCACAGGCGGATTCTCGGGCAACGGCGGCACGGCAGGCGTATCGGTCAGCTCAGACATGCGCCGAATAATGACAGCCCGCACACGCCGCGTACACGGCAAGAACCAGATCGTGACCCGCCGCACCGAAGGAGACGCCGTGGCCGACGAGCACACGTTCGCCCTGACCATCGAAGCCTCCGGCGAAGTCACCCCCGCCCCCCACCCCGCGCCAGCAGACACCGACGAGGCCGCGCCTCTCAACGACGAAGAGGGGCCCACCGATGGCTGAAGGACTGTCCACCACACTGGTCTCCAACTGGCTCAACACCCTGCGCGCAGCAGGCGCCGCCTTCGGACCGGTCGTCGGCACTTTCGTACAACTGCACACCGCGAACCCCGGCGCGGCAGGTACGACCGCAGTCAGCGCCGGATCGTCGTCCCGGATCGCAGCGACGTTTGCTGCGTCGTCGGCGGGATCCGCGCTGGCACTGTCGGGATCGGTGGGCCCGTGGACGAACGGCGGCACCTCGGAGACGCTCACGGACATCTCGGTGTGGACGGCGTCGAGCGGCGGCACGTTCCTGTTCTCCGTGGCGCTGACGACGTCGAAAGCCTGGACGTCGGCAGATCAGTTCACGCTGTCCACGCTCGGCGTCAGCCTCGGGGCACAAGCCTCCTGACCCCCCAGGCGGTGTAGCGGCCGATCGGAGGAGTCGCCATGACGACCTTCACCGACGACTTCAACCGCGCCGACTCCACCAACCTCGGCGCCAACTGGGTCGAGGTAAGCGGCGACTGGTCGATCATCTCCAACCAGCTCTCGTCCGGATCCGCAGGCGGCACGATCATCCTCCGGGCCGCCGGAACGATGGCCACCAACGACCACTCAGCCCAGGTCACCATCGCCGCCACCGCAGCCGTCAGCCACGGCATCTGGTGCCGCGGCAACAGCAACATCACCTCCGGCTACCTATGGCGCAACGACGGCACCTCGTGGAACCTCTTCAGCGTTGTCGGCGGCAGCTTCACCTCCATCGGCAGCTACGCCGCAGCAGCCGTCGCAGGCGACATCGCGAAAGTCCAAGCCGTCGGCTCGACAGTCAAGGGCTACGTCAACGGCATCCAGCGCGTCTCCGTCACCGACACCGCCGTCACCACCGGCACCAGCGTCGGCCTCCGCTCCGAATCCACCAGCGCGCTCCGCTTCGACGACTTCACCGCAGCAGACGTCGCCACCGGCACCACAGGCGACGCGGCATACTCGGGTACCGCCACACTGTCCGCGTCAGGACTGCGAGCGACCGCAGGATCCACCGCCCTCGCCGCGACAGCGACCCTGTCCACAACCGGCCTCCGCGCCACCGCGGGCGATACAGCGCTGACATCCACGGCCAGCCTGACAGCAGACGGCACCCGCGCTACATCCGGAACGGCCAGCCTCGCCACAACGGCGACCCTGACCGCCAGCGGAACGGTAACCACCAGCGGCAACGCAGCCCTCGCGGCGACCACGAACCTGGCAGCCGCCGGGCTAGTGGATCACCCAGGGCTCACCGCACTCGCTGCAACCGCAACGCTGACCGCCCAAGGACAAGCCGCATACAACGCCGCCGCCGCCCTCACAGCCACGGCCACACTGACAGCCGCCGGATTCACCGGCACGGCGCCCATACCCGGAGACGCCACACTGAGCGCCACAGGCACCCTCACAGCGGCAGGCACCCGAGCAACGATCGCAGGTACCGCCCTGAACGCCGCGGCAACTCTCACCGCAGCAGGAACCACGGCGGCAGCCGGCCAAGCCACGCTCGCCGCCACGGTGACGCTCACCGCCAGCGGGACAACGCTCGGCACCCACGACGACATCGACATCACGGTCGGCGCCCCCTACACCCCGTGGTCCGCAGGGCCGCCCTACGTGCCCACCTGGACCGTGCAGACACCCCAGGCCACCGACTGGGAGGTGAGCGCACCGTGGTGATCCCCGCCTCCTCGACGGAATACGTCCACGTCCCCGTCACCCCGCCCGCCGGAATCGACATCACCGGCACCCCACCCCGCCTCGCCTTCCTCCCCGTCTCCAACCGCAGCAACCCGACAGTCAGCGACTGGCAGACCGGAGCCTGGGCCAACGGCACCGAAGCCCGGCTCCTCATCGGACCCGACGGCGGGGCCATCACGCTCGCAGCAGGCGACTACCGCGTCTACGTCAGCTTCGACCCACCCGGATCCGAGAACATCGTCCGCCTGTCCGGATACCTCGGCATCACGTGAACGGAGACAAGAACCGTGACTAACCCGAGCGTCGGACGCATCGTCCACTACGTGAGTTACGGAACCCCGGGTGGTGAGTACAGCAAGGAGTGCCGCGCCGCCATCGTCACGGAGGTCTCACCGGAGTCGAAGGGCGACGGCCAGCAGATCGTAGGCCTGGCCGTCCTGAACCCCACAGGCTTCTTCTTCAACCGCGAGTGCGTGCATCACGAAGCCGCAGAGACCGACGACCAGGCCCCCGGTGGCGGCGCGCTCAACCATCCAGGCGGCACCTGGCACTGGCCCGAACGCGTCCCGTAGAGCGGAGGCCGCCATGCCCAGACGAACAGGCTGGCGAGTCTGCTCGACACCGGGATGTCCGGAGTTCAGCGATCGCGGCGGGAAGTGCGACGACCATCGGCGCGAGGCAGAGCAGCGGCGCGGCACAGCGAGACAGCGCGGGTACGGACGAGAACACGAGATCCGCTTCCGGCCGGCAGTCCTGGCCCGCGATCCCATCTGCGCCTGCCCCGGCTGCCCCAAGTGCAGCGACCCGGACTCCGCATGCGCCAGACCCAGCGAGCACGCAGACCACTGGCCGCTGAGTAAGCGCGACCTCATCGAACGAGGGCTCGACCACAACGATCCCGAGCGCGGGCGCGGACTCTGCGGCCTGTGTCACGCCAGCAGCACCGCACGAGAGCAGCCCGGAACCTTCGGCCTGCACTGACCAACCCACCAGCACTCGCCGCTGATCCCGGCGAGCAGAAGCCCCCGACCCATCCGGGTGTCGGGGGCTTCGCCATACCCGGAGACCGACATGCCAACGCTCGCCCCCTCGCACGCCAAGACCTGCACCGAACCTGGATGCCCGAACAAGTACCGCGCTCTCGGCCTGTGCTCCACGCACTACAACCGCAAGCACCAGCCCAACAGGCACGCTGCCGTGCCGACAACGTGCACCGCGTGCGGCACCCCGATACGACGCCCACACAAGGCAGACCGCAGGCCCACCTGCTCCATAGCCTGCCGCCGCATCGTGCAGTTCGGACCAGCAGCCGCACACACGGGCAGCTACGACTGGAGCACCGACGCGGTGAAGCGAGCACAGCTTGCCGGCGCGATGGTCATCGATCGGTTCGACCGGCTCCAGGTCTTCGAGCGTGACGGCTGGGTCTGCTACCGGTGCGAGCGGCCGACCGACCCCGACGCCTCACCGTTCGACGTGATCAGCCCGACCGTCGACCATGTCGTGCCGCTGTCGAAGGGCGGCGACCACACCCTGGCCAACGTCCGCACCTGCTGCCTGGGTTGCAACAGCGCCAAGCAGGATCACGCTGCGTAACTTCGGCGAGCAAGACCCAGGGGGCAAAGGGTCATTGGATCATGAGATCCGGACCTACGGGGAGGGCTACCGGGTTCCATACGGGTCACAGGATTTTGGGCCCCGGAAATCGATCTTCATCGCGTAACCCTGTGTAGCTACCGGCGCGCCGCAATGGTCGTCGGTCTGATGCCGCAACGGCACCAACAGAGGTGATCACAATGCCTGGAAACGGACCCCTGCCGAAGGATGCGTCTCAGCGGCGCCGGCGCAATGCCGACGCGGTTACGACGACAGTCCTCCCGGCGAACGGACCGGATGGACCCACGCCGGAACTGCCCGGCGGACACGACTACGACAGCCGCACGCTGGCCTGGTACGAGACGTGGCGCAGCAGCCCGCAGGCGGCGACGTTCCTGCCGACGGACTGGCAGCGGCTGCACATGCTCGCCGAGTTGGTGCAGGAGTACTGGGGCGAACCGAGGAAGGATCTGCTGGCGGAGATCCGGCTGAACGAGGCTTCTCTCGGCGGCACGGCGGCGGACCGGGTGCGGCTGCGCTGGACGGTAGCCGAGCCGGATATCGAGCCTGTGGCCCGGCGCTCGGCAAGCCCCCGCGGTGGAACCTCACGCAGGGATCGCGTTCTGAAGGTCGTCGATGGCCAGGCGGATAGCTGACCCGGACCGCTTCGTCTCCCTCGGCTTCGAGGCCATCGACTGGATCGAGCACTACCTGTGCCACGGTCCCGGCGACGTGCAGGGTGAGCCTCTGCTCATCGACGACGAGATGGCCGCGTTCATCGTCAAGGCCTACCAGCTCGACCCGGTGACGGGCCGCCGGAAGGTCAACCGCGCGTTTCTGTCCCGGCCGAAGGGCAGGGCGAAGAGCGAACTCGCCGGCGCGCTGGTGTGCTTCGAGGCGCTGGGGCCGTGCAGGTTCGACGGCTGGGACGCTGCCGGTGATCCGGTGGGCCGCGCGCAGGTGTACCCCTTCATTCGCTGCCTGGCGACGGAGGAGAACCAGTCCGGCAACACCTACGACAACGTCACGGCGATGCTCGAGCACCTCGTCGAATACGCCGGCGACGAGTTCCCCGGGATCGACCTGGGGCGTTCGGCGCAGACGTCGAGCCGCATCTTCATCGAGGGCGGCGGCGAGATCGTCCCGTCGACGTCGTCCGGCGCCGCGAAGGACGGCGGCAAGGAGACGTTCAGCGTCTTCGACGAGACGCACCTGTACGTGTTGCCGGAGCTGCGGGCGATGCACAAGACGGTGCGCCGCAACCTGGTGAAGCGCCGTGCCGCCGAGCCGTGGTCGCTGGAGACGTCGACCATGTACGCGGTCGGCGAGAGCTCAGTGGCGGAGGCGACGCACGAGTACCACAAGGCGGTCGTCTCGGGCCGCGTGCGTGACGGCGGTCTGCTCTTCGACCACCGTGAGGCCCCGCATGTCGAGGATCTGCATGACGACGACCAGCTGCTGCCTGCCCTGGAGTTCGTGTACGGCGACGCAGCGAAGTGGATGGACCTCGAGCGGATCGCCAGCGACATGCGGGAGCCGGACACCGATCCGGCAGACGCCCGCAGGTACTTCCTGAACCAGCCCGGAACCGCCTCGGCGAAGGCGTTCGACCCGGGGCGCTGGCGGGAACTGGCGGACTCGCACTTCATCGTCCCCGCGAAGGAAGCGATCGCTATCGGCTTCGACGGGTCGAAGTGGAGCGACTCGACGGGCTTCATCGCGACCCACATCGAGACGGGCCACCAGTGGGTGCTCGGGGTGTGGGAATCGCCTGCGAACAAGCAGGAGGCCGAATCGTGGGAAGTCCCCGAGGCCGAGGTGAACGCCGTTCTGGACGAGGCCATGCGGACGTGGCGGGTCGTGCGCGTCTACGCGGACCCGGCCTACTGGGAGGAGACCATCGCGGGCTGGGCCGGCAAGTACGGCCCGAAGGTCGTCACCGAGTGGTGGACGCACCGGCGCCGCCAGATGGCGTTCGCCCTGCGCGCGTACAAGACGGCAATGACCGGCGGCGAGTTGTCGCACGACGGCAGTGACGCCTTCGCGCGGCACATCGCCCAGGCGGTGAAGCGGAACGCCGGAGTGAAGGACGACGAGGGCAAGCCGATGTGGGTGATCCAGAAGGACCGCCACGACTCCCCTCGGAAGATCGACCTTTCCATGGCGGGCTGCCTGTCC